TTCCTGACCCAAGTGGGTATCGCATCCTGTGCGCTATCCCGGAGATAGAAGACAAGTTCGATAGCGGCATCGTTAAAGCCGACATTACCATGCAGCACGAAGAGCTGCTAACGACAGTCTTGTTCGTCGTCAAACTCGGACCTGACTGCTACAAAGACGCCTCACGTTTTCCAAGTGGCCCTTGGTGCAAACAAGGGGACTTTATCTTGGTCCGGCCTCACGCTGGGACAAGGTTGAAGATCCACGGACGAGAGTTCCGCATCATCAACGATGATTCTGTCGAGGGGGTTGTAGAAGATCCTCGCGGCATTTCACGCAAATAAGGAGAAGTCATGGCAACACAAAAGCCTGAGAATCAAGAGATCACAGTCGATATCGACAGTACGGCAGAGGAAGTTGAAGTCTCTGTCCAAGATGACACTCCTGAAGATGATCGCGGCCGAGAGCCCATGCCAGAAGATCTGGTTAAAGAGCTTGAAGAAGACGAGCTTGAGGACTACTCGGAAAAAGTGAAGTTCCGCCTCAAGCAGATGAAGAAGGTTTGGCACGATGAGCGCCGAGCCAAAGAGGCTGCTGATCGCGAGCGTTCCGAGGCCGTTGCTTTTGCGCAACGACTGATGGAAGAAAATAAAGCACTTAAAACCAAGACCAGCAAGTCAGAACAAGCCCTCTATGAATCGTACAAAGACTCGGTTCAGCGAGAGCTTAAAGAGGCACAAACGGCTTACAAGCAGGCGTTTGAGTCTGGAGATTCTGACCAGCTCCTCGATGCCCAGCAGGCTTTGACAGCCGCACAATATAAGGTTGCGCAAACCAGCAGGGCAGAACAAAATGCTTTACAGCGCGAAGAAAATGAGGTAAACATACGGAATCAGCAGGAAGAAAGGCCCGTTATTCCAGCGGACCCGCGAGTAAATGCGTGGCTAGAGCGCAATTTATGGTTCGGGAAAAATCGCGTAATGACGGCTATGGCCCTAGGCCTGCATGAGGAAATGGTGGAAAAGCATGGGATGGCCTATGCAACCACGGATGAATACTACAACCGCATCGACAAGACCATGCGGTCAAAGTTCCCCGAGGAATTCACCGAAGAAACGCAGACTGGGGGCGGCAAGCCTAGTCGCAGCGCAAACAAACCTGCCACCGTGGTAGCTCCGGCTTCACGAAGCACAGCTCCCAAAAAAGTTGTGTTGACGGAGACACAAGTGCGCCTTGCCAAGAAATTTGGCATCACGCCTGAGCAGTATGCTCGTGAGTACATGAAACTGGAGAACCAAAATGGCTGAGAATAGACTTGCACGCGAAGTACAAACCCGTAGCTCTTCTGAGCGCCCCAAACAATGGGTGCGTCCGGAGGCTTTGCCCCAGCCTGATAAACAGCCGGGGTATGCTTACAGGTGGATTAGGGTTGCAATGGTTGGACAGAGTGACGGTAAAAACGTCTCCTCCAAGTTCCGAGAGGGCTGGGAGCCTGTAGCAATCGAAGAGCAACCTCAATTCAAGCTGCTAGTTGATCCCAATAGTCGATTCAAAGACAATATTGAGATCGCAGGTTTGTTGCTCTGCAAGATGCCCGTGGACTTCGTGGAACAGCGGACGGCATATTTTGCCAAGGCTACCAAGGACAACATGGACGCTGTGGACAACAATTTCTTGAGAGAGAGCGATGCGCGGATGCCACTCTTTAGGGAGCGGAAGTCTGCGACTAGCTTTGGCAAAGGCAATTAACTTTTAGGAGTCTTTAATGGCTTATCCCACCGTAGACGCCCCTTACGGGCTAAAGCCGATCAATCTGATCGGTGGTCAGGTGTTCGCCGGCGCAACTCGCCAGTTCCAGATTAACCCTGCCGGGTTTGCTGGAAACATCTTTTATGGAGATGTGGTGAAGCTTGTTTCGACGGGCTACCTGGAGAAAGATACTGGTCAAGCGACCGCTACCCCTGTTGGCATTTTCCTAGGTTGCTCCTATGTGAATGCTCAGGGTCAGACGATCTTTGCTCAGTACTACCCCACTGGTTACGCTGCCCCGACCGGGACGGTGATTTCCGCTTTCGTTGCAGATGATCCGGACGTTCTGTTTAAAGCAGTTCTCGTCTCTGGTCAGACTGAAGACGGAAACGGTTTGACCCCGACCTACCTGGGCCGTACCGTTATTGGCAGCAATGCCGAGCTGGTGCAAAACACTGGCCTGACCTCGACTGGTAACAGCCGCGTCGGTATTTATACCGCTGCTGGTGCTACCACCACTGCGTCTCTCCCGATTCGCATCGTTGATGTCGTGCCTGATACTGCCAATTCGTCTGGTCTGTTTGTGGAAGTGATCTGCAAGTGGAATGCTCCGTACGTGGTCTCTGCGACTACCGAATCCGGCGGCGTCTACACCACCACCAGCACTGTGACCGGCGGTCATCAGTATCTCAACCCCGTCGGTGTGTAAGGAGTAACTTAACATGGCTATTTCTCGTGCCCAGCTACTCAAAGAGCTGCTCCCTGGCCTCAACGCACTGTTTGGTCTTGAGTACAAGACCTACGGCGAAGAGCATAAGGAAATCTTTGAGACCGAGACCTCTGAGCGTTCGTTTGAAGAGGAAACCAAACTGTCTGGCTTCTCCGCCGCTCCGGTGAAGAACGAGGGCAGTGCGATTGCCTATGACAACGGCCAAGAGGCTTGGACCGCCCGCTATAACCACGAAACCATTGCCCTGGGTTTCAGCTTGACCGAAGAGGCCATCGAGGACAACCTCTATGACACTCTGTCGAGCCGTTACACCAAGGCCCTGGCCCGTGCTATGGCGTACACCAAGCAGACCAAGGCTGCTGCAGTTTTGAACAACGGCTTTTCGTCTACCTACCCAGGTGGAGATGGCGTCGAACTGTTCTCGACCGCACACCCGCTGGTCTCTGGCGGCACCAACTCCAACGAGCCGTCTACCCCTGCTGATCTGAACGAGACTTCCCTGGAAGCCGCCGTTATTCAGATCGCTGGCTGGACGGATGAGCGTGGTTTGCTGATTGCAGCTAAGCCTCGCAAGCTGATTGTTCCCCCGAGCCTCCAGTTCGTGGCGACCCGTCTGCTTGAGACCGAGCTGCGCGTTGGCACCAACGACAACGACATCAACGCTATTAAGAACAACGGTTCGATCCCGGAGGGTTACACTGTTAACCACTTCTTGACCGACACCGATGCGTGGTTCCTGACCACCGATGTTCCCAACGGCCTGAAGCACTTTATCCGTACTCCGCTTGCCACCTCTATGGATGGCGACTTTGATACGGGCAACGTCCGCTACAAGGCTCGCGAGCGTTATTCGTTCGGCTGGTCTGACCCCCTGGGCGCTTTCGGTTCGCCGGGAGCTTGATAGGGAATTAGTGGTGACAAACCATTAATTGAGACGGGGGCCTTGTGCCCCCGTTTCTTTTGCTGTATATTGAGATTAACCGGAGTTCCCGGTGTGTCAGACTGATCCGGCAGATGCGTACACAACTGACACGCTGATCTTTGTACGAAGGACAATTCAAATGGCTGTTTCAACCACCCAATCAATTTGGCGTTCTGGTGGCGGCGATCAGACGCGCACCGCTTATTGCGGCTCTGGTCTCATGGCCGCGCAGTTTTACATTGCTGACGCCTCCACCGTTGGCTCTACCAACGTCAAAATTTCTTCCGTTGCTGGCGCTCCCAACCTGATTCTTCCGGCAGGTGCTGTGGTTGTGGCCGTAGCCATCAATGACGCTGGCTCTGGTTCTATTGACCTGGGCACTACTGGCTATGATTCCGGCACTGCCACTGCGGCAAACATTGCAAACAACCTTTCGGTTGCTTCAATTGCCACGGTTACCGCTGGGGTTCTCAACAACCCCATCTCTGAAATGAGCTATGTCACTTCGCGTATTGACACTAGCGGCAGCGGTACGGTTGGCGGTTACCTGCTGTATTTCGTAGCAGATCCGTTGGTTGGCCAGCAAAGCGCCTAATTAGGAGCCCATCATGGGTATGCAATACGACGTTAAGTCGAAACACATGACCTCTTCGGGCGTGGCGGTTAACTACCGTACACGCGTCAAAGGGGCTATTGTGTCCGCGAACGCCACTGCGGCGGCGCGGCACACTGTGTTTGCAAACAATGTGACGCAAACGGGTACTTACGGGCGGTCTACGAACACTGTGACGGTGACTATCACCAATCACGGCCTCACTTCTGGTGACCGCGTTTGGCTGGACTTTTCTGCTGGCACAGGTGGTACGGCAACGGATAACGTCTACTCGGTTACGGTGTCGGATGCCAACACGTTTACGGTCACAGATTCCGCAACCGGGTCCATCACGGGATCTCCGGCGGTTGTTATGTATGCCGACCTCCTTTTGGAGGCCGACTCTTACAACCCGACGGCGTTTAACGTGATCATCCCTGGCGAGGGCATTTTGGCTGAGAACGGCATCTTTGTTGGTCTTGTTGCAAACGTAACAACCACTTTGTTCTATGGCTAAGACCGCAGCATGGCAGCGCAAGGAAGGCAAGAACCCCAAGGGCGGACTCAACGCCAAGGGGCGTGCCTCCTACAACAAAGCCAATCCAGGCAAGCCGGGGCTCAAACCACCGCAGCCACAAGGCGGAGCACGCCGCGACTCCTTCTGTGCCAGGATGTCTGGGATGAAGGCCAAGATGACCGGCGAAAAGGCCAAGAAAGACCCAAACAGCCGTATCAACAAGAGCCTGAGGGCATGGAATTGCTGACATGGATGTAACGCTGTGGAACGCTGCGCTCTCCCTTGTCTCCGCCCTGATTTTGTTCTGGGTGAAGATGTCCACGGACGAGATGAAGCGCATTCAGATTCTTCTCAACCGCACCCGAGAAGAGATTGCGAAGGAGTATGTCACCAAGCAGGAGGTGCATACGGACATCAATCGCGTCTTGGATCGGCTGGATCGGCTTGAGAGGAAGATTGATGACTTTATGAAGGAGCAGCGCAGTGCCCTCGGTTAGCAAGAAACAGCACAACTTGATGGCGATGGTGGCCAACAACCCCGCCGCTGCCAAGCGCGTAGGAATCCCCCAGTCTGTCGGCAAGGAGTTTATGAAGGCAGACAAGGGTAAGCGGTTTGGGTCTGGAAGCAGGGCTGATTTGCAGTCCGTCAACAGGTCTAAGACCAATCAAGGCAAGATGGAATTGTTTTCAGAAGGAGGCCGTATGGCTGAGTCTAAATCGATGATGAAGAAAGAAGTGTCTTTCATGAAGAAGAAAGGTGCTCCCAAGTCCATGATCAAGCATGAGATGGCTGAAGCCGGCATGAAGAAGATGGCTCGCGGCGGTCTTGCAGCTGGACACAAAGCCGCTGACGGCATTGCCAAAAAAGGCAAAACTGTTGGCAAGATGGTTGCCATGAAGTACGGCGGCAAGTGCTAACAAGGAGCTATCATGGGCATTAAGATTGGAGATGTTTCTCCACTCGCCGGCATGATGACCGGCAAAGGGGCTATGGGTAAACTTGCGGCCAAAGGTTTTGGCGGCATTTTGCCAGCTCTAATTGCTCGAGATGCAATTAAGGAGCGCCAAGCAGAAGCCGCTGCTAAGGCCGCGTCTGTTGGCAGTGTTGGAAACGTTGGTTCTACCGGCGCTGTCGCAAAGCCCATGAAGAATGGCGGAACAACAGGATCTACTATGAACAGAATCCGTAAACCCACAGAGAAAGAGGCTGCCAAGCTCGAGGAGTCTCGCCAGCTCATGCGCAAGGGCATCGAGGGAGAGCAGGACTTTATGTCCAAGATCTCTACGACGATGGCCAAGTCAGCACGGGATGACATGCGCGAAGCCAAAAGGATGCGCGAGTCCGTTCCTGAAAAGGCTCGGGAGTACGAGGCATACCAGGGCGCTGGCTACAAAGCTGGCGGCAAGGTTGGCTCGGCCTCTAAGCGTGCCGATGGTTGTGCCGTTCGTGGTAAGACCAAGGGCAAGATGGTGTAACCATGAAATCCGTCAAAAAAATGTATGAAGACATGATGACGGAACCAGCAAAACCGTCTCTTGGTCACACCAGCAAAAAAATGGACATGGCCGACAAGATGTTTGACTACTCTAGCAAGCCAAAGAAGATGGCTGCTGGAGGGTACGTCAAAGCTGCTGACGGTTGCGCCAAGCGCGGCAAGACCAAGGGGCGATTCGTATGATGGCCTCGCGTGGCATGGGCGCTATCCGGCAATCCAAGATGCCCAAGGGTGTTAAGAAACCCCGCCGGGACGACACGGACTTCACTCAGTACGCTGAGGGCGGGAAAGTCAATGCGGCCGGCAACTACACCAAGCCGGGTATGCGCAAGTCGCTGTTTGAGTCGATCAAGTCCCGTGCGGTGCAAGGCACGGGTGCAGGTCAGTGGTCAGCCCGCAAGGCACAGCTTCTGGCCAAGCAATACAAGGCCCGTGGGGGTGGGTACAAGTGAAAGACCCACAGCAGTCGCTCAAGGACTGGACCGCGCAAAAATGGCGCACTAAGTCCGGTAAACCGTCATCTAAGACGGGGGAGCGGTATCTGCCTGAGTCTGCCATCAAAGCCCTGACCCCTGCTGAGTATGCCGCTACAACCCGCGCAAAGCGGGCTGGCAAGAAGGCCGGGAAACAGTTTGTGAAGCAGCCGCCCAAGGTGGCAGCAAAGACGGCGAGGTACCGGTGATGGCTGAAAAATGGATTCAAAAAGCGATCAAGAAACCAGGGGCTCTGCGCTCCGCGCTTGGTGTGAAAGAAGGCAAAACCATCCCGACTGGGAAGTTGGCCAAAGCCGCAAAAGCTCCAGGCAAGATGGGACAACGCGCTCGACTGGCGCAGACCCTGAAAAAACTGGGGAAGTAAATGGCCACCACATCCGGGTCATCCGCATTTAACCTCGATCTGACTGAGATCGTTGAGGAAGCGTTTGAGCGCGTGGGCTCGGAGCTGCGCACTGGCTACGATCTGAAGACGGCTCGCCGGTCCCTGAACCTGATGTTTACGGAATGGGCCAATCGCGGCGTCAACATGTGGACGTTTGAGCAGGGCACCATTCCATTTATCCAGGGGCTCAACACCTACACGCTGCCCAACGACACCGTTGACCTGTTGGAGCATGTGATCCGCACTCAGCCTAACCAGCAGTCCAATCAGGCAGATCTGTCCATCACGCGTATTAGTGTTTCTACCTATGCGACGATCCCCAACAAACTGACCCAGGCTCGCCCGATCCAAGTTTGGATCCAGCGCCTGGATGGTCAAGTGTCTCCCACGGGATACACATTTCAAAGCGCCAACATTGGGGCGCAGACCATAACGCTATCTGCAACCGCAGGCCTCCCGACCACTGGATATCTGAACATCGGTGCCGAGACCATCTATTACGGCTGGATCAACAACAGCACTCAGATTGGCGGCGTGTTCCGGGCTCAAAACGGCACTAGCCAGATTACCCCGTCCGTTGGCACTGCTGTGTACGTCAACAACATCCCGCGCATCACGGTCTGGCCAACGCCGGACCAGGGTGTCGTGGGCAATCCCTACTACCAGTTTGTCTACTGGCGCATGAGGCGAGTGCAAGATGCCGGCGGCGGTGTCAACGTCATGGATGTGCCGTTTAGGTTTATCCCCTGCATGACTGCTGGCCTTGCCTATCATCTTGCGCTCAAAGTTCCCGGTGGAATGGACAGGCTGTTGGTGCTTAAACAGCAGTATGACGAGGCATGGCAAGCAGCTTCCGATGAGGATAGAGAGAAAGCCGCCATCAGGTTTGTGCCGCGCAGGCAGTATATTTCTGGGGCATTCTGATGCCAAATAGGTTTTCCTCTGGAAAGTACTCTATCGCTCAATGCGATAGGTGCGGCTTCCGGTATAAGCTCAAGGAGCTGAAGACCTACACGCTGAAGACAAAAAATGTCAACATGCTGGTGTGCTCGACTTGCTGGGATCCGGATCATCCGCAGCTTCAGCTCGGCATGTATCCCGTTGAGGATCCGCAGGCCGTTCGCAATCCCAGGCCAGACCTCACTTATCGCCTGGGCGGAAACAACGGGCTTCAGATCTCAACTGTAAGCGGCACTGGTCTTAATGAAGACGGGACCGCAACGGGGGGAAGCAGGATCATCCAGTGGGGGTGGAACCCAGTGGGTGGAGCAAGTTTTTTTGATACCGCGTTGACACCAAATTCCTTGGTTTTAAACGTAAGTCTTGGTACAGTTACAACTGCAACGACATAAGGAGTCGATCATGATGGACGCAAAGAAAGCCGCAAAAACTGCCGTGCATAAGCACGAGAAAGCTATGCACCCAGGCAAGCCCATGACCAAGATGGCCAAGGGCGGCAAGACCAATGAGCAGATGCGCCAACTAGGCCGCAATCTGGCTAAGGTTGCGAATCAAAAAGTATCTTCGTTCAAATCTTCTCGCGGAGGCTGATATGGCAAAATTTAGCATGAAGGTGATGGGCAAAGAGATTGGCCCTGCTAGTTTGTATGCTCCTGTCCATGACATGAAGGGCAATGCTGGCGTTGACCTCAGCAGTGCTGGTTATGGCAAGGCCGTAAAAACAAACCCGATCAATGAAGTGAACATGTCGGTTGGCAATAACCACAGCGCCCAGTATCCTGCGCCCAAAACCAGCGGCATCAAAATCCGTGGCACTGGTGCTGCAACCAAAGGTGTGATGGCTAGGGGTCCGATGGCATGAACTACGCTGCCCTGTCTGCTGCAATTCAGGACTACACCCAGAACTACGAAACGGAGTTCGTGGCGAATATCCCTGTCTTCGTTCAACAGGCAGAGCAGCGCATTTACAACTCGGTTCAGTTCCCGTCTCTTCGCAAGAACGTCACGGGCTCGGTGTCTGCCAGCAACAAGTACCTGTCTTGTCCCAGTGATTTCCTGTCGGTCTATTCGCTGGCGGTCATCACGGGCGTGACAGGTGGCAACCTCAACACGGGGTCGTACGAGTACCTGCTCAACAAGGATGTGAACTTCATCCGGCAGGCATACCCGTCGCCAAACGACACTGGGACGCCCAAGTACTATGCGCTGTTTGGGCCAACAGTTTCTAGCGCAACCATCTCTGACGAGTTGAGCTTTATCCTCGGCCCGACACCTGATGCGGCCTATGATGTCGAGTTGCATTACTACTATTACCCTGAGTCAATCACGGTTGCCGCTGATGGCCAGACTTGGCTGGGCGACAACTTTGACACGGTGTTGTTGTACGGCTCCCTGGTGGAGGCTTACACGTTCATGAAGGGCGAGAACGACATGATGGCCTTGTACGACGGCAAGTACAAAGAAGCTCTTGCTCTGGCCAAACGTCTGGGTGATGGACTTGAGCGCAGCGATGCCTACAGGTCGGGTCAGTACCGCGCAGCCCCGCTGCCGCAGAATAACGGGGTGGCTTGATGGCGTTCGCAGGCAATTATTCTTGCAACACGCTGCGGTCTGGGCTTGCCAACGGCACGATCAACTTCGCCTCGGACACGTTCTATCTGGCGCTGTACACCAACTCAGCCACGCTGGATCAGACCACCACAGCGTACACTGTGACGGGCGAAGCCTCTGGTGGCAACTATGTCGCTGGAGGTCAGGTTGTGACCGCCACCATCGCAAGCCAAGACACAGCCAGCGGCAGCATCACGTACGTCAACTTCTCCTCTCCAGCATGGACGGGGGCGATTACAGCGCGTGGTGCATTGATCTACACGCCGGGTGACAACGGCGCTGTGTGCGTGTTGGACTTTGGGTCTGACAAAACCTCAACCACCACTTTCACCGTGCAGATGCCCGTCAACACTGCAACTTCTGCTTTAATTCGACTTGTTTAAGGAGTTATCATGCAAAAAGAGTTTTCCAACTTTGGTGACCACGCTGAAGTGACTATGCGGTCCAATGTGGCTGGCGCAGAGTCTGTTGGTATTGAGGGCCACTACCATGTGGTCTGCCGCGATGCCGATGGCAACATCAAGTGGGAAGAGCAGTTCCCCAATCTGGTCAACGCGGTTGGCAAAGAACTCATGCTTGACACGCTGCTGTCTGGCACTTCTTACACCACCGTTGGTCCGTTCCTGGGCTTGATTTCTGGCGCAAGCCCGACCTTTGCTGCGGCAGACACGATGGCTTCGCACGGCGGCTGGACGGAGTTCACCAACTACACCGTGGGCGGTTCGGCTGTTCGTGGCACGGCATCGTTTAGCGCAGCATCATCGACTGGCACCACGCCCACCAACGTGACGACCAAGACTGCTTCCGCCATTACCTACACCATCACGGGTGGCGGTGGCACGGTGGGTGGCTGTTTCTTGGTGACCGGCTCTGGCGCATCTTCGACTCAAGGCAATACCTCTGGTACGCTGTACAGCGCAGGCGCATTTGCCACTGCCAAGGTCACGACCGCAGGCGACACTGTTTCTGTTACCTACAGCACCACCGCAACATCTTGATAAGGAGTCTTAAATGGCTCTGGTCCTTGCAAACCGTGTCCAAGAATCGGCCACGGCGAATACGACTGTAAGTTTCACGCTTACGGGGGCAGTCGCCGGGTTTCAGACGTTTGCGGTTATTGGCGATACCAACACCACCTACTACTCTGCCACTGACGGGTCGGGTAACTGGGAGGTGGGTCTTGGCACGTATTCGACCACGGGCCCCACACTGACGCGCACGACGATTTATGCGTCGAGCAACTCCAACAACGCTGTAACCTTCTCGGGCGCGGTCAACGTCTTTGTGACCTACCCGTCCGGGCGGTCGGTCAATCTGGATGGAAGCGGTAACGTCTCCGCCCTGGGCACGGTGGCTTCTGGCACATGGCAGGGATCAACTATTGCTGTGGCGTATGGTGGTACGGGGGTTACATCCTCCTCCGGGGCCAACTCGGTGGTGCTGCGCGATGCCAACTCCAACATCACGGTCAACCGGGTCAATCAGGCCAACACCAACACAACCGCAGCAGGGGGAACCACAGCCCTGACGGCGGCATCCAGCTACATTCAAACCCTTGTTGGGACGGGTGGGCAGACGTATGCACTGCCTGACGCCACTACTCTGACAACGGGTGTGGCGTTTGTGTTCAACAACCTTGCCACGGGCACCCTGACCATCACGGACTACGCCACTGCCACAATTGGCACCATCCCCTCGGGTGGTGCAGGCGCGGTGTTTTTGACGAACAACGGCACGACGGGCGGCACTTGGGACCTCCACGCTTATCTGCCGGAGGGCGTGACGTTTGGCACAAACGCCTTCAATCTTGGCTCGGCGGTCATCTCCGGTGGCACTTGGCAAGGCGGCACAATCCAGCCAGGGTACGGCGGCACCGGCCTGACCACGTTCACGGCGGCAAACTACGCCCTGTACTCAACCAGCGCCTCGGCACTGACCGCTGGCACTTTGCCTGCTGCGGCGGGCGGTACGGGCGCTACAGCCACTCCCACAAACGGCCAACTGTTGATTGGCAACGGCACCAATTTTGCCGTTGCAACACTGGGTACCAGCACAGGTATCAGCACAACGACTGGCTCTGGCACGCTGACCATCAATAACACGGGCGTGACAAGTGCCGTTGCAGGCACCGGCATTAGTGTGAGCGGCGCTACGGGCGCAGTAACTATTACAAATAGCGGCGTCACTTCCATTACTGGCACCGCCAACCAGATTACCGCGTCTGCTTCTACTGGCGGTGTGACGCTTTCTACTCCACAGAGTATTAACACAAGCGCCAGCGTTCAGTTTGGTTCTTTTGGTGTAGGCACGGCGGCATCTGGGACAACGGGTGAAATTCGGGCGACTAACAACGTCACAGCTTATTACTCCGACGACCGTCTCAAGAAAAAACTCGGCAAGATCGAGAATGCTCTGGACAAGCTGTGCAGCCTTGATGGTTTTTACTATGAGGCCAACGAAACAGCGCAGGCTTTGGGATACGAGGCTAAGCGTGAGGTGGGTGTTTCGGCGCAAGCCGTGCAGGCTGTAATGCCAGAAATTGTTGCCCCTGCCCCAATTGACGATAAATATTTGACTGTGCGGTACGAGCGTGCTTTGCCGCTGGTAATTGAGGCCATCAAAGAGTTGCGGGCGGAAGTCGCTGAAATTAAGAAAGCCCTGCTTGGGTAAGACGCAACGTGTTTGGAATATCTAACTTCGCCCAAACCCCGTTTGCGTCTCTTGCGGGGGGAAGTTTTTCTTTTGCTATTACTGAAGATATTGTTTTGGCCGACGCCAGTACTCAGGTTTCTGCCTTTTTGCAATCCATCACTGAGGTCATCACTGAGAACGACATTGAGATCACAGGCAACGCGCTGTTTATTGCCACCATCAATGAGCCGTTTACAGCCGACGACGCCAGCACCCAAGCCTCGACGTTTCTGCAATCCATCAGCGAGAACTCCAACCCGGCAGATGTCATTGCCATCTCGGCTCAGTTTGCCCAATCTGTCACTGAGAACGCAGACCTTGCCGATACCCAGAACGTCTTCTTTGCCTTTGGCCAGACCCGCACCGAAGACATTTTGGAGGTGGCCGATGCCAGTGTTCAGCAGTCCAACTTTGGGCAATCCATCATTGAAAACGCCAACCTCAATGACACCCCTGTAATCACCGCCCAGTTTGCTCAGTCCTTGTCTGAGGCTATGACGATGAACGACATTCAGGCCATCGCCGCTCAGTTCGCCCAGGCTGTGACAGAGGGGATGACGGTTGAGGACGCCGCTGCAATTGTTAACGTCTTTGTGGACACCGTCGTTGAAAACTTTGGGGCGGCATCTGTCGAGACCATTGTGGCTGGGTTTATTGGCAGTGTCATCGAGAACCTGAACGCCAACGACATCCGCACTGTGCAGGCCGGGTTCAATGTGGCCGTGTCTGAGAACGCGGTCCTGGCCGACAGCTTCGGGCTGGGTGGGTGGATAAAAATAGTTACCGCTCAAAACGCAAACTGGCAGAATATCAACAATTCCCAGTGAGGAACATCTATGTCCACCTACTCCCCCAGCCTGCGAATTGAGCTTATCACCACGGGTGATCAAGCCGGTACGTGGGGCAACACAACCAACACCAACCTCGGCACGTTGATCGAGTCGTCGATTGCCGGGTACATCTCTGTATCTGTGATTGCTGCCAATCAGGCGTTTACGGCCGCAAATGGCGCTCCGGATGAAGCGCGGCACATGGCGATTGCTCTGACCACCTCGACGGGTGCCAACTTCGCGGTGTATGCACCCCCGGCAGAAAAGACCTACGTCATCTACAACGCCAGTGCCTATACAGCAACCATCTACAATTCGACGGTGCTTGGCAACACAACGGCTGCTGGCGCTGGAGTGGCAATCCCGGCAGGCAAAACCGTGACAGTCTGGTCGGATGGAACCAACTTTGCGTTTCAGAACAATCACCTATCCAGCCTAACGCTTGCAACCGACCTTGCCGTAGCTGACGGAGGCACTGGAGCTTCATCGTTTACCAACGGCGGGATATTGCGCGGTAATGGTACGTCGGCGCTTTCTGTCGCCTCGGCAGCAGACATCGTTGCAGCCATTGGGGCCACGGCTGTGACAAACGCAACGAACGCAACGAATGCAACGAACGCGACGAATGCAACGAACGCCACCAAGTTAGCCACTACCAACTTTACTGTTGAAGAGTCTGGAGGCAAGCTGGTATTTAAGTATGGCGCGACAACAATTGGCTCAATAGACTCGTCTGGCAACTTCATAATGGTGGCCAACGTGACCGCATACGGAACGCCGTGAGGTAATAAACCATGACAATGGTATCTTCCGGGCCAATCTCCCTTGGGGGTACGGCCACTACAAGTGGTTTGAACCAATCCATTAACGTGGAGCTTGGTTATAGTGGCACGGCACAAATCAGTTTAAATGATGCCGCTGTTCGTGCACTATTGGGCAAGGCCAGCGGTGCCATTTCTTTGAATGATGCTTATGGCAAGTCCAACACATTCTCATTCACAATCTCGTCAAACCAGACCAACGCCAACCTCCGTACGCTGGCTGTAAATGCTGGGTGGAATCAGTCGAGCAAAGTCATCGCCACTATTGCCAGCGGTGTTTACTGCTCAAGCAATAGCACTGGCACGCCTGGTTTAACTATTAATGGGTCGTTCCCCAGCGGGGTGGACTTAATTAACGGCGGTTTCATCATTGGCATGGGCGGTAACGGCGGTGCTGGTTCTGGTGGTAGCGGTAGCTCAAGTGTTGCTGGTTCCGCTGGTGCTGCTGGTGGGTTGGCTTTGTCTGTATCAGTCGCGGTTAGCATCACCAATAACAACACTATAGGCGGTGGTGGGGGTGGGGGCGGAGGAGGCCGAACCGGCATTTACACCTATGTGGACGGTAATAAAGATAGTCGCCTTGCCTGCGTTGGGGGCGGTGGTGGTGGCGGCGGTAGATCAGGTGTTGCTGCAAATTCTTCTGGCGGAGCAGGGGGGCCTGCTACTGGGCAAGACTCTTCATACCCTGGAAGCGCCGGTTCTTCTGGCACATCTTCAGCAGCAGGGGGCGGTGGAGCAGGGGGCGTGGGGATTGTAAGCGTAACAGGTGGAGCAGGCGGCGCAGGGGGTGGCTGGGGCTCTGCTGGTAGCACTGGCGGAAACACTTCAGGTCTAACAAGCAATACTCGTCCAGGCCCCTATTCCGGCGGCTCAGGCGGCGGCGCAATCACAGGAAATTCAAATATCACATGGGTTGCCTTTGGCACCCGTCTTGGGAGTATCACATGAGCATTGAGTACACATACAACGTCATCGCCGTTGACCAAGCGGCGCATTCTATGGAGATTGTTTACACCTCCGCTGGCCGTCAAACCATGCATATTGGCACCCGGCTGCCTTATGTTGGTGAGACGTTGGAAGCAATCGTGCAAATGTACGCGCCCATCGCGTACTGGATTGAGCAAGATGAGCACACCATCGCGGTTGCCGTCGGTTCGTCCGGCACGATGAATAAGCCCGTGCCCATCACGCTTGAGATTGCAAAAGCAAACAAGATGGCTGAGCTTGCAAACGACAGGTGGAGGGCGGAAGTGGCGGGTGTTCAGATTTACAACGCGACGATCACGACCGACAGAGGCTCTCAGGCGGCGCTGAACAATGCCAATCTTGCGCTGCAAAGTGGTGCCGTCCAAACGGTAAGCTGGAAAGCGCTGAACGAGACATGGCTGGACTTGGATGCAACCGAGATGGCTGCCGTGGTTCAGGCGGTAACGGCGCACGTTCAAAGTTGCTTCACCACGGAAGAACAATTGGTCGCCCTCGTGAAGGCCGCTACGACCATTGAAGCTGTCGAGGCAATTACATGGCCGCAGTAAATGTTTATATGCCACTTGCAGACCAAAGGATTGGTCTTGCGGCGTATAAGCCCACGCTCGACAGGCTGGGGATCGGGGTAACGCCTTTCAAAGACGGGGCAGATTCGGTTCTGCTTGTCTCCGATCACACGGCAGTCAGCGTGGGTGGGCACCCGGCATACATGCCGGCGTCGTCCCTGGAAAAAATCCTGAATCGTGATCGTCTTCACGAGACGGGCTTGGCCACGTTGCCCACGGTTGTCATTGAGAGGCCGGAAGACGCCCCCTCGGGCACGCTTGCAAAGCCCCGCAACTCCGCCACGGGCGGGTGGGTGCATCAGCCGCATCTGGGCTTTCCAGTGGAAGATTTGGACATCCATTTTTCTGTGGGAAGGTCTGGCGACATCCATGTGATCGCCGCCCAACGGCACAAGCATCTGGACACCAAGAAGCCTGCGGAACTGCGCATGGCAACGCCGGATGAGTATGTCGGCGTCTGTGAGCAGATAACCGCCGCCTGCAAGCGGCTCAACATCACTGGCGGCCTGCACGACATTCAGTTCTTGTCCTACCAAGGCGTATGGTGCGCAATCGACTGGAACCCACGGGCCCCGCAGGTTTACACGCAGGGTCTGGCGAACAAGTACCCGTGCCTTGATGCGGCCCTGGCTCACATGGTTGGCTTGCCCATCCCAGACGTAGCCCCGGCAGTGTTCGTCAATCGTTCGTACTGGGGCTCTCCAATCCCGAGAAGCAAGCGGCGGTTGATTGAATCGTTTGGTTTGCTGCCTCGCACGGACGCAAAAGACAAGGGCGGAGATTTCATCCGGGTCAACGGCGTGGGTGCAACCGAGGCCGAAGTCAACGCAAAGTTTGACGCGATGGAGGCTGCACTGTGAAGCGGTTTCTGTTGGCGTTGGCTTTGATCTCGACCAATGTGTTTGCGTCAACGCTGACCATCGTCACCACATCGGGCCCAGGCTCCCTGTCGGATCAAGCGGCAAGGTTTCTCCAGCCGCTGCTGGCCAAAGAGCTTGGGGTGGACGTAGTCGTGACAAACGCCCCAGGCGGGAACGGTGTTGTCGGATTCCGGGCCTTCAACCAACTCAGCGGGGATCACATCTTGATCGGCAGCTTCGCCGTTCCTTTTGTGGCCAAAACGCTGCCGCAAAAAGACTTTGACCCCATCAGCGAGTTCGTGCCGGTCGTTGGGTTGACCCATGCGCCGATGAACATCTTGGTGCCTGCCAAGTCTCCGGTCAAGGATGTGGCGGGGCTGGTGGCTCTTTCCAAGGCCAACAACGGCCTCAAGGGCGGTACTGCACACCCGTCGGCGAATGCGTCCATGCACATTTTGGACAAGACCATCGGCACCAACACGCAGCAAATAAATTACAAGCAGATAACCCAACTGTACACAGACCTGTCGTCTGGCATTCTGGACTACGCATTTGGAGGCGCAACCAGTTCTGCGGCGGCCTTGGTTCAAAGTGGCCACCTGCGTTCGCTGGGGCGGCTTGATCAAACGGGTGTTCCTGATTTCTCTTGGACTGCTTTGTTTGTCAAAGCCGGAAATGAGAATGGCAAGGTCGCACAAGCCGCGAAGAAAGTCGTGACCGCTGAGAATATGGCTGCCCTGCCACAACCGTTTTTTAAAGCAGATGCTGCAACACTTCGCAGCCAGTTGCTGCGAGAATATGCGCTCATACCAATACCATGATCGACCCGATAAGCGCCCTTGCTGCCGTATCTTTTGCGATGAGTATGTTCAGATTGTAGTCGAGTAAAACACGGTCGTACACCAAAAAATAACCAATTCAAATGCTGCAAAACCAAACAATTATTGAAGCTGAAGTTGACAACGGACGCAAGCTGCGGCTGTACGATAGCGTGTTTGACATGTCGTATCGTTCATGGGTTTATCAGTTTATGAGAAACTCGTTTTTTAAAATTGGTTGGGCAGACAGTGTTACGCCAGAGAAAAAAGGATATGAGTTTTTACACTCTGCTTTTTCTGAAGATGATTTAAAGTCGCTTGAATACATAGAGCGGCTACAGCAAACCCCGGTCGGGCAAGAGCTCGTCGGGCATACGCTTAGCAAAGCTGTTTTAAATTTATCCACACCTGCGGATGTTAATTTTATTCATACGCACCCAGAGGATAAAGTTGTTTTGTACTACGTAAATCTAGACTGGCAAGATGGCTGGCATGGGGAAACGCTGTTCTATGATGAGGCTGGTAAAAATATCAGGTTTGCCAGCGCATATACCCCCGGCAGAATAATTGCATTTGACGCAAAGATACCTCATACAATCCGCCCTCAATCATATATTGCCTCGTTTTACAGATTAACTTTTGCTTTGGTATATACAAAATGTTGATTGTATTAGACGATGTTCTTGAGGAAGCCAGCCGCATTGCACTGGTAAATTTTTTTTCGTCTGGGCATCAGGCCCAACGCGCATCATGATCGACCCGATCACCGCCCTTGCTGCAATATCGTCAGCGGTTGAGCTTGTAAAAAAGGTTGCCGCGACGGTTGATGATGTCACCTCGCTCGGGCCGGTGCTGGGTAAATATTTTGATGCCAAAGCCGACGCCATCGAAGTTGTTCAAAAGTCGCAGCAGGGTGAGTTCAAAGGGTCCGCTTTAGGCAAGGCGCTTGAACTGGAAATGGCCATTGAGCAGGCCAAGCAGTTTGAGGAACAGATCAAGATGCTGTTTTTCCAGGCAAACAAGATGGATGTCTGGATGCGGATTGCGGCTCGGGCACAGCGGATGGAAGCAGACGCAGCCCATGCAGCGAGGCGTAAGAAAGAAGCCGCAAAGAAACGGCAGCAGGAGTTGGACGAGTTGTTCATCCTTTTGATCGGCGCGTTGGTGGTGTTTGTCACTGTTGGCGTAACTGTTTGGTTCATCGTGGAAGCCACGGCACAAGGGAGATAAAATGGCTGAAGAAACCGGAAAAAGCGCATTGATCGAAAAGATCGCGTTTGCTCTGCTGCCACTGCTTTTTAGCTGCGTGGTGTATCTCATGTCGGCGCTGTCAAACCTGAGCCATGAGGTCACGATTTTGAACAGCAAGATCAGCCTTGTGGTGACAAGTGACAACAAGCAGGCCACCAACACTGGGGCAGAGTTGGCGCGTGAGCGGCTGCGGCAAGACCTGTCGGCTGAGATTCAAAAGAACCGCGATGACATCCAGTACAACCGCCAGAAGATTGCAATCATTGAAGCCAAAATGGAGAAAAGATAATGCTGTCCCTCATCTCTACCCTCGGCGGCCTGCTTATTTCCGGGCTGCCCAAACTGCTTGAGTACTTCCAAAACAAGGCCGACCAAAAGCATGAGCTTGCCCTGGCCAGGATGCAAAACGAGCGTGAGTTGGCCCTGGCCGCTCAAGGATATGCCGCGCAGCAGAAGATTGAAGAAATCCGCACCGATCAGGTCATGATGCAGACCGAGGCGCAGATGACGGAAGCCGCGCTCAAGCACGATGAAAAGGTATTGGACAGGGCCAGCCAGTGGGTCGCCAACTACGTCGGCACCGTGCGCCCGACGGTGACGTACATCTTCGTGCTGGAGTTGGTGCTGATCAATTTGTTTTTGTGTTACTACCTGTACACAAACCCTGGAATGATTAAGAGTATGGACGATGTGCTGCGGTACTCGGATATTATTTTTAGTCCCGACGAAATGGCCATGTTGGGCGGGATTATTGGATTTTGGTTTGGGACGCGCACCTGGGGCCGGAAGTGAAACTAAGTAAGGTTGGCGCTGACTTGATGCATAAGTACGAGGGGTTTAGAAACCGCCCGTACCTGTGCCCGGCGCACATCTGGACTATTGGGTATGGCCATGTGCTGTACCAAGAACAGATTCGCCTGCCTATGATGCGGCCAGAAGGAAAGACCCAGATCGACATCCCCATGATTCGCAGGGAGTACCCACTAAAACCGGAGGACAACCGTGTCTGGTCAAAAAAGGAAATTGATGATCTCTTCGACGCGGATGTCGCAAGTTTTGAACGTGGTGTTCTTCGACTTGTTCCCGGCAGTGTTGGCAGTCAAGGCCGCTTTGACGCTCTGGTCAGTATTTCCTTTAATTTCGGGCTAGGCAACCTCCAGCGCAGCAGCATCCGCATGAAAGCAAACCGGGGCGATTGGGAAGGCGCAGCAGACGCTTTCTTGCTTTGGAACAAGGGTGGGGGTAAAGTGCTGCCAGGGCTGGATAAACGCCGCAAAGACGAACGCGCCCTCTTCTTGTCGTAGGACGACCATGCCACTTCAGAAACTGCAACTACGCCCAGGCGTCAATCGAGAGTCAACCACCCTCTCCAATGAGGGAACTTGGTTTGAGATGGACAAGGTGCGGTTTCGCTCTGGCTACCCAGAGAAGTTGGGCGGCTGGGTGAAGGACACCGGAATACAAGAGACGGGCCTTGCGCCACCAACTGGTTCGTTCTGGGGCACGTGCCGGTCTCTATGGAACTGGATCACCCTGGCGGGCTACAACCTGATGGGTTTGGGCACGCACCTCAAGTACTACATTCAGCAGTCCAACGGGGGTGATTTCTACGACATTACGCCGCTGCGCAGTACCAGCGTCATTGCCGCCAATGCGTTTACGACAACCAACGGCTCTACAACGGTTATCGTCAATGACCCAGGGTATGGGTCGTCAAACGGGGATTTTGTAACCATCTCCGGGGTTGGGGGCGCTATCAACGGCATCCCTGCGGCTGCGCTTAACCAAGAGTTTCGCATCACATACATTGATGCTTCGACGTACAGCATCACTGTTTCTTCGCCTGCCACTTCTTCAGGCACCACGGGCGCAGCCACGTTTGCCTATCAGATTTCAATTGGGCAAGAAATTTTTACCACGCTTACTGGTTGGGGCGCTGGAGGCTGGGGTGGCACGACCACTATTTCTGCATCAACGACACTCAACGGTGCTTTAAACAACAGCGACACCACCATCACCGTCGTATCGACGACAGGCTTCTCTGCTTCAGGGGCCATCGGTATTGGTGGTGAATACATCACATACTCAGGCAAGACATCCACCACCTTTACAGGCTGCACTCGCGGGGTGGGCAGCACCGCCGTGGCGCATGACTCAGGTGCCGTGGTCAATCAATACAGCAATGCTTCTGGTTGGGGACAAGCCGCAACTTCTGGTGTGGGCGCTCAGTTGCGTCTGTGGAGTCAGACCAACTACGGCCAAGATTTGGTCCTCAACCCGCGTGGCGGAGCTTTGTATCTTTGGAAGGTCAACGCCAACCCGTTGATTTACGACCGCGCAGTCCTGCTGTCTCCGACAAGCCCATCACCCTACACGACGGACTCCGGCTGCCCGACTGTTTCCAACATGGTCGCGGTGTCTGATGCTTCTCGGTTTGTAATTGCCTTCGGGTGCAATGACTACGGCTCGGCGACGCAAGACCCGCTGCTAATCCGTTGGTCTGACCAAGAAGACTACGCCACATGGACCCCCGCTGCAACCAATCAGGCTGGCAGCTACCGCCTGTCCACGGGGTCGAGCATCGTTGCCCACCAACAAACCCGACAAGAGATTCTGGTCTGGACTGACGCAGCCATCTACTCCATGCAGTACCTTGGCCCCCCGTACATCTGGGGCTTTCAGGTTTTGGGCTACAACATCTCAATCGCTGGCCCCAACTCTGTGGCCACAGCAGCCAACATCACGTACTGGATGGGGCTGGATAAGTTTTACATGTACTCTGGCCGGGTCGAGACCTTGTACTGCCCCCTGCGTCAGTACATATTTGGCGACATCAACCTCCAGCAGCAGTATCAGATTTACGGCGGCACCAATGAGGGCTACAACGAAATCTGGTGGTTCTACTGCTCGGCGGGTTCAACCGTAGTTGACAGGTACGTCATTTACAACCACTTGGAGCGCATCTGGTCGTATGGCAATCTGTCGCGCACGGCGTGGTTGGATACGCCTTTGAGGGACTTCCCCACGGCTACAACCTACAACGGACAGTTGCTCTACCATGAGAACGGCGTGGATGACGGCACCACCAACCCGCCCAGCCCGATCTCTTGCTTCATCCAGTCTGCCGACTTCGACATCGGTGATGGCCACAACTACGGCTTTGCGTGGCGGATGATCCCCGACATCACGTTCGATGGGTCGTACGTCAACAACCCGCAGGTCACGTTCACACTGCGCCCGCGCCAGAACCCTGGTGCCAACTACAGCGCCGCAGGTACGCCCACTGTAACCAGCACGCAGAACTATCAGGGCCAGCGGAACTACACGGTGCAGCAGTTCACCCAGATTGTTTACACGCGCATCCGTGGCAGGCAGATGGCGTTCAAGGTCAGTTCAGATGGCCTTGGGGTCAACTGGCAGTTGGGTGTCCCGTCGCTCGACGTACGTCCTGACGGAAGGCGTTAAATGACCCTGATCGTCACATCAGAGTTTGAACTCAACCGAGTCGTTGCGCCTCGTCTGCCGACCGCGCCTGTTGAATACGAGAAGCGGTATCACGATCAGTTTGCTGACATCCTGCGTCTGTACTTCAACCGACTCGACAACATCCTGGGTCAATTGGTGGCTTCTATGGAAACAATCCCGGTATCAATTGGTGGCACCAACACGGATGCTTTTGGAAGGCTGCGGGTCAGCAATCCTCTTACCCTGTTTGACTCATCTCATCGCTACGCGGACAACAACCTGTGGGTCAACAGCATCACTGGAACCGCAGCGGCCACGTTCAGCGCGGATGAAGGTTTGATCAACATGACGGTTGGCTCGGCCAGTGGGGATGAGATCATCCGCGAGACCATCAAAGTCTTTTCCTACCAGCCGGGTAAGAGCCTGTTGGTGATGAACACGTTTGTGTTTGGTGCGGCCAAGGCCAACCTGCGCCAGCGGGCTGGCTACTACGGCGCAGCTAACGGCATTTACTTTGAGCGTGAGGGCTCGGTCAACTACATGGTCGAGCGCAGCAGCGTGACAGGCGCGCCAATCAACACCCGTGTGGCTCAGGCGGATTGGAACCAAGACCCGATGGATGGAACCGGGCCGTCTGGCCTGACGCTTGATTCCTCCAAGGCGCAGATTCTGTACCTCGACGTTGAGTGGCTGGGTCTTGGTACGGTGCGCACTGGCTTCATCATCAACGGGTCATTTGTCCCGTGCCACAACTTTGATCACGCCAATCTGGTCAACACCACCTACATCACCACCGCTTCACTCCCGCTGCGGTACGAGATGACCAACGTGGCTGCCACGACCGGAGCCAGCACCCTTAAACAGGTTTGCTCGACGGTGATCTCTGAGGGTGGGTATGAACTACGCGGAGCGCAGTTGTCGGCGGGGACGCCCATCACAACCCCGAAAACCCTGACTACTGCCGGAACGGTTTACCCCATTGTGTCGTTCCGCTTGAAATCAACGCGGTTGGACGGCATTGCTATCCTGACCGCGATATCAATTTTGGGTGTCACAAACAACGCAAACTATCAATGGTCGGTGGTTGTCAACGGCACCACGACAGGCGGCACTTGGGTTAGTGCAGGCACAAACTCTTCTGTTGAGTACAACATCACCGGCACATCGTTCTCCTCTACCGGGGGCCGCATCTTGGCAACGGGCTATTTCCAAGGCTCCAACCAAGGGGCCACCAGCGTGGACATTCTGAAGGCTGCGCTGTTTACCACCCAGCTTGAGCGCAACCCATTTACCGCGACTGCCTATGAGATTACGCTGGCTTGCACGGCTGCATCCAACGGTGATCAGGTTCTTGGTTCTTTGGACTGGGAAGAGATCAGCCGGTAATTGATCAAATAAACCCCCCATGATAGACTCGATCAACCCCTTTCTTGTGAGGCAAAAATGAGCCTACAACTTGCCGCCCAGCACCTAGCCGCGCAGGGGCGCGGACCCGATACACAGCTTATCCACATGAGCCCACGCGAAGTTGCAGGGCTCCAGGCGCTGGCAATGGCCCACGGGGGGTCTCTAAGTATTAACCCTGAGACGGGCTTGCCTGAGGCGGGGTTCTTGGACAACCTGTTGCCAGCCATTATTGGTGCAGGGCTGATGTTTGCAACAGGCGGTGCAGCTGGTGCCGCGATCATTCCTGGGCTGAGTAACGCTGCGACTATTGGCCTTGGCGTGGGCGCACTTCAGACGGCTCGTACTGGTGATCTGGGCAAGGGCATCATGGCTGGTTTGGGTGCTTACGGTGGTGCTGGCCTGGGCGCTGGACTTGCTGGCGGACCCGGTATGACAGTCGCCAATCCTCAAGCCGCGCAGATTGCTGCGGCGCAAGCAACTCCGGCGGCACAGGCGGGCGTTACTGGGCTTGCCGGAGCGCCTTATGACTTTGGGGCGGCAACGGCGGCAGAGCAAGCGGTTATGCAGGAAGCTATTGCTGCACAAGCAGCTCCAATGGCTCAGGCTGGCGCCATAAGCCCTAGCGCACTGCAGGCGGCTCCAATCTCTGCACAAGAGCATCTACAGGCAATGTCGCAATTGTCTGCACCTCCCACAGTAACCCCTTCAGTAACTCCTGAGTTCGTAGGCAACACCCCCAAAGAGGCGTTCCGAGCCAGCGAGATTGCAGCGCGTAACGCGGACCCAACTTTTGCCGAACGATTCAAGGCAATGCCCGGTAAAGACTTGGCCAAATACGGTCTGGCAGCGGCAGCACCTGTTTTGCTGGAGCAACCAAAATACAACCAGCCCGAACTAGATCGGGAGCAGATGCGCTTTGCTTACAGCCCTGGTCGAGTTGAAGATCCAGAGGCCGGTTATACCGGAGCTTCTACTGGCGAGCGCATGTATTTCCAACCTCAATACACCCGGTTGGCAGATGGCGGTACCGTAGAAAACATGTCCAATGCCAACGTCTACGACATGCAGCGCGTCCGTGGTGGCGTGTCAGACTTGGGTGTAGACATGTCTACAGGCCAGGAGCGCATGGCAGCGGGAGGCATGTCCCACCTAGGCGACTACTCTGATGGCGGCAGGCTGCTGCGCGGCCCTGGTGACGGTGTCTCTGACTCTATCCCTGCCACGATTGCAAATAAACGTCCCGCCCGTCTTGCCGATGGTGAGTTTGTAATCCCGGCTCGGATTGTCTCCGAACTGGGCAACGGTTCGACCGAAGCTGGTGCGCGTAAGCTGTACGCCATGATGGACCGTGTGCAACGGGCTCGGGGTAAAACCACCGGCAAAGGCAAAGTGGCCAAGAACACTCGCGCAGAGAAGTACCTGCCAGCATGAACATCGAAGAAGGCAAACTTGAGTGGTTCGGAGGGAACCAAGACGCCCTGAACATGTTTCGGGCGTTTGTGTTTTTGTCCCACGCTTGGGATGACATGGTGGACAGGGACAAGGAAGTATCCGATGACACCATCAACCAAGCCTTCCTGACCGCGCTGGTTTATCTTCCTGCCAACCCGTTTTACCGCAGCATCCAAGACGACATCTTGCCCATGTGGTTGGTTGTAGTTTCTTCGTTTGAGACGGCAAATAAGTTTGAGCGAGACAAAGACCCGCACGGTATTGAGATTGCGCACAGTCTGCGGTACGCTGCTGGCAATATTCTGGCCTATGCCGCACATGTTTGTGTCGGTCCAGAGAAGGCTAAAGAGATTCTTCCAGAGGTCTGGAAAGCTGTGTTTTATGAGCGGTTTGACGACTACCGCAAGGAGCATCTAAATGTTTAAGCTTTGGAAGTGGTTGTTCAACCCCGATTGGTTTATTCTGAGTATTGGCGGCGGCGGTGGTGGTTCGCCATCCCCCACTCAAACACAAGTAGCAGACCTCCCAGAGTGGGCTAAACCGTATGCCAAGGAGACTCTTGGCAAAGCGCAGGCTCTGACGGACGTTAATCAGAACCCGTACCAACAGTACCAGAGTGAGCGTATTGCCGGCTTTACTCCTATGCAGCAGCAGGCTCAATCGGCCGCCGCGCAAATGCAGCCGTCTCAACTTGGGCAGCAGGCTGGGCAGATGGCTGGTGCGGCTACGTACGGAGCCTTGGGCACAACGTACGACCCCTACCGGATGGGACAGTTCACCTCTGGACGCGCTGCTCAGTACATGAACCCGTTCGTCGAAATGGCGATGGAGCCCCAGCTTCGTGAAGCCCAGCGTTCGTCTGAGATGCAGCGGATGGCTGATCAGGCGCAGGCGGTTCGCTCCGGGGCGTTTGGTGGCGGCCGTCAGGCTATCGTTGAGGCGGAGCGGCAGCGCAACCTGGGCACTCAAATGGGTGACATCCGCGCTCGTGGATACATGTCGGCTTTTGATCAGGCTCAGCAGAACTTTGCCCGTGAGCAGCAGATGCGCGAGCAGTCCCGCCAATATGGGGCCGGGCTTGGTTTGCAGGGTTTGCAGACTGCACTCCAAGGCGCGGGGCAGATGGGACAGCTTGGCCAGACTGAGTTTGGTCAGCGCAAAGATATTATGGGCCTACAGGCTCAGTTTGGCGAGCAGCAACAGCAGCTAGAGCAGCAGCGCCTGGGACAGCAATATCAAGACTTCATGAACCAGCAGCGGTATCCATACCAGCAGCTGGAGTTCATGTCCAACATATTGCGCGGCACACCGATGGGCACTGTGCAGACCATGTACGCTCCGCCTCCAAGCCCTATATCTCAACTGGCAGGCCTTGGAATGGGCGCATACGGCGCAAGTAAATTCTTTAAAGAAGGCGGCAAGGTAAGCAAACAAGAAGAGGCTGGCCCTCTTGGTCTTGCCAACCTCAGTCTTCAACAAATACTTAACCGTGCTTGATAGGGAGCAATCATGAGCATCCTTGGCGCACTTAAGGTGCAAAAGGCCAATCAGCAGTCAATAGCTGATTTGGCAGCTCTGCCTCAGAATCAAATCATCCGTCTTGCTCAGATGGGGCAGATCCCTGCCGATGTGGTTCCCGTCGTCATCAGTGAGAAAGCCAGGATGGCTCAAGAGGCAGCCAACCTGCGAGCCGCTCAACAGGTTGGTGGCGGCGAGATGCCAACCGTTATTGAGCAGGCTATGCGAGCCAATGCACAGGAAGAAATGCCTCGAGTCGAGTCTGGTGTAGCGGGGATACCTCTTGGCAATATGTTCCGTGAGGAAAACTTTAACTCCGGCGGGATCGTTGCATTCCAGAGTGGCGGCGTTCCCTCGGCTGATCCTTTTGAGAGTCAGGATGAGCTTTTAAAAGATTACAGGGCCTTTAATATTTTGCTTAATAGTCCTGCAGATTTTAAGAGGTTTGCAGATGCCTTTAGAAAAGAAAGTGGCCGTACAGATAAAGATGAAGGTTATAGAGATTCTGATATCAGACGAATGGTGTCGTACTCTAGGGACAGAAGAGGTGCGCTGATAAATACTGCGGGACCGAGTGACGAGATGAGGGCCGGGGAATCGGAGGCTCGCCTCACTCCCCCTACCGTTCCTCTTGAGCGGGTTAATTTGGGACTTGCCGCAGCAGCAGAATCACAAGCTGCCGCCCCTGCTTCGGTTGCTGCGGCTGCAGAACCACAAGCTGCTGAATCAGCGGATACCAACCCGTATATCCAAGACCCCAACGATCCTAGCGCCGGTTATAAGCCGGGGCCGGGAAGTGTTGATATGGATTCTGATATATACAAAATGGGGATGGCTGAGATAGAGGCAATTCATGCACCAGGAATAGAAGCGCGGCAGGCTGAAAGGCAAGCTCTAGAAAGAAGGGTGCAAGAACAAAGAGCCGCAGAAGAACAGGGCAGAAACTCGCCAGAAGCTAGGGCGGCTGACCAAGCAAAAATTGCTGAGATTGCCAGAGAGTTTGGGCCGGATGCTGTTCCTATTTACATTCAGACGGGCGCAATAGTTAACACACGCGGCATGGGTGGCGGTCGAGTCCCAGAAGCAATTCAACCTCCCACTGCGGCTGCCCCTGCTGCGGCTGCTGAGCCGGCTCCTGCGGCTGTTGCTCCTGAAGCGTCTCGATCTCTTGCGCCTCCTGCCACTGGGCTTGCGGCCGCCGCCGCGCCTCCCACAGCTCCTGCTGCTCCTGTGGCTCAACCTGCCGCTCAACCGCCTGCTGGACTCGCCGCTGCGCTGACGGGGCGCACATCTACAGCTGAAGGCGATGAGGGTGTCGCTGAGGCACAAGCAGCTGCAAGGCGCGCTGCCGCTGCTGGACAGACCCCCACGGTCGCACCAAAAGGCTTTGAAGAAGTCCTCGCAAACATTAGGAGGGCATATGGTGGGTCCGAAACAGCCAACATAACGCCTGAGCGCAAGGCCTACTTGGATATGCTCAAGGCCGGTTCTATGTCGCAAAGAGACATGGAAAAGCAACGCGGTATGCGGTTTCTCCAGGCTGGCCTTGGCATCCTGGGCGGTCAGTCTCCCTATGCACTCAGAAACATTGCTGAGGGATCAAAAGAAGCTCTGCAAGGATACGCAGAAGACCTCAAGGCACAGCGCACCCAGAAGCTGGCCGAGGCAAAATCAGCCGCAGAGATTGCAGACTTGCGCAGGGCAGAGCAGCGCCAGGAGATTGGCTCGGCCATCGACATGTATGGGAAGCAGCTTGACCGTGAACAGCGGGCTCGACTTGCAGCCGAGAGAACCTCTGTGGCGGATAGGTTTGCCAGAAATTACGCCGCGAAGATGCAGAAAGCCGGCGACCAAAGATCTATGGAAGATCTGCTGGACGAAGGATATGTAAGGTATCTGGAAGAAGCCGGTCAAGCGCAGGAGCGTATCAGGCAGACTGCGGCGACGGCAGCAGGTCAGCAAGGTGTTCAGTTGGCTGGGCAACAAGTTACCTCACAGGGTCAAGCGCAAGACGCTCGGGCAACCGCCCTAAACGCTTTTCTAAGATTGCCAAGAGACAATCCGATGGCCAAAGAGTACAGGAGGCTTGCGCGCATTGACAAAGACAATGCTGAAAAAGGCAATCCGACGAGCTTGGCCGAGGCCTTTAAAAACCAAAAAATTAATGAGATGGCTCAGGGGATCGTAGATGGCCGGGCCGCCGCGCCAGCGCAACCAAGGCCAGGAGCCGGTGCCGGAACTGCAACCCCCGCCGCGCCAGCTAATGATGGTGGACTGCCGGCTGCCGCACAGGCACAATTGCGCTCAGGCGTAAATACGACATTTAGCAATGGGCAGGTATGGACGCTTGACAGCAGTGGCAATCCAAAACGGGTGAAGTAATATGGCAAAAGATCCTTGGAGCGTTGTTTCGCAAGAAAACACTCAGGCTCCTGATGGATGGTCTGTTGTCTCGGCGGATCCAATACAGCCTGCAAGACGCGCTGTTAACGTAGGAGCAGAGCCTCCTCCTGCCGGTCTGTCTGGTGAGTTTGCAGGCTTTGCAGATGTATTTGCGCCACCAGCTGCTGCTGAGCCAGTTGTTGCCGCGCCCCAGCCAACACAGCCCAAGCCGTATAGAAATCGTCAAGAGGCGCTGAATGACGCCGTCAACATGCTTGAGGAAGGCTTTGACCAGAATCAAGTCATCCAGTCATTCAAGAACATCGGCGTCAACTGGAACGAGATCATCAAGCGCGGCAAAGAGCGCAGCAGCCCTTACTTCAGAGAGCAATATGTAACCCCTGAAGAAGCAGCTCGAGCCAGGGCAATGCCCCGGACAGATACGGCCACGATTACAGGCAGAGAGCCGGGTGTTTTAGAAGGCACTGCTAACCTCTTCAAGCGAGCCAACACTCGTTTTGGAGATATGGCAACGGGCTTCCTGTTTTCCACCGGAGCCTTTGATGCTGATCAGGCTGCGTTTAGGTTGAGAGAAACCGCAAGACAGCGTGCAGCAGCGGCACCATCAACTGCTATCCAGCAGGGGATGGAAGCTATCGGGAACGCAACGACATACGGGGAAGCAGCAGAGGCAATGCTGCGCAACCCAAGGGCAACCTTCACCATGTTGGCAGAGTCGCTGCTGGTGACTGCGCCGACGCTGGCAGCAACCATAGCAACGGCACCCGCTGGGGCGGCGGTCAGGGCTGGCATGACGTTTGCCGGGTCGGGCGCGATGGAGTACACATCAGTCATGGCCGATGTCTTACAAGACAAAGGCATTGATCTGATGGACCCCGCCAGAGTCGCCAGGGCTTTGCAAGATCCCAAAGTCCTAGACGAGATCAAAGAAAAGGGTGCGAAACGCGGCTTGATTGTTGGCGCGTTTGATGCCCTGTCGATGGGTCTTGCTGGTAGGTTTATGCAGCCTGCCAACGATCTGATTGCAGCCGGAAAGCTCACCGGAAGCGCGGCCAAAAAGGCAACCGTAGCAGCCTGGGGCAAAGAGCTTGCCCTGCAAATGGGCGCGGGTGCTGGTGGTGAGTTTGCCGCCCAGAAGGCAACTGGAGAAGATCGTCCGGCAGATGTCCTGATGGAGGGATTGGCAGAAGGCCTGACCTCGCCCATCGACGTTTACTCCAGCCTGCGAGATGCTCAGCGCGCAGAGACACTTGCTCGGGTTGGCCGCGTACCATCGATAGCACCTCCCGCGCCGCCGGCAGTTCCCGCTGTTCCGCCTGTAGCGCCTGCTGCAAGGGTTGAGCCACGCCTAGAGACGGGAGAGTTGCCCGCTCCGGCAGGAGAAAGACGAGAGCCGACGTTTACATTCAGGCCTCTTCAAGAGACTGAAGAAGATGTCGTCCCTGGCATGCCTACCGGGGCAGAACTCGAGGAAGAGCCGGCTACTGCACCGCCTGCCGCTCCTCCGGCTGTTGAGCCAACCATTGCCGCCGCAGCTTTGCCTGAAACGCCAACCGTTCCTCCGGAAACTAAGCCAAAAACGTTTGAGCCCACGCCGCCCCAACACATGGATTTGGGGCGCCCCATCGTTGGCGTCCCGGTGAAAGATCTTAAGCTGTCCGATGATGTGCCCCAGTTTAAGTACGGGGCCAACAAGAAGGGCGTGGTTGAGCCGCTGGGCGGCAAGTTCACCACTGAGGGCGTTGCGCCCATTGCGGTGTGGCAGCGCCTGGACGGATCGCTGGAGGTCATCTCTGGCCGTCACCGCTTTGATCTGGCACAGCGCAGCGGCACGGAAAAGATCCCGGCCCAGATCTACTACGAGAGTCAAGGGTTCACGGCGATGGACGCGGCCATTAAGGACGCGGAACTCAACATTCGTGATGACCAAGGAAAGGTGAAGGATTATGTCAACTACTTCCGGGAAAGCGGCACCGACAGGCAAACCGCCGAGTCAAAAGGATTTCTGGCGCGGGATAAAGGCAAGCGGGGTTTCACAATCGCAAATCAAGGCAGCGATGAACTCATCGACTCGCTTAGGGCCGATCAAGTCGGTGACGAAGCCGCGTTCTATATCGCGCTAAATGCACCAAACGATGCCAGGCTGCAAGGCGTGGGCATCAAGGCCGTGATGGATGGCAAGTCTGCCAACACTGCCATCCACATGATGCAGGCGGTCAAAGCTCTGGCCAGTGAGCGGGACACGACCACCGACATGTTTGGGTTTGATGACAGCGCCATACGCGAGGCCGAAGAGATGGCCAAGATCGCGGCGCGCAAACAGCGGGAAATCGATAGGCGCTTGTCGGTCATCAGCGGTACAGTCAAAGACCCGGCTATTGCAAAGGCTGAAGGCATTGATGTCCGTGACCCTGAGGCAGTTAAGCGCCGCATAGAAGAACTGCGTCAGAAAAAAGCTGCTTGGAAAAACTGGTCTACTAGCCCTGATCTGGTGGCCGAGATTCGCGCTGAGCGCGGTACGGCACCGCCAACTCTGACGCCGGTCGAGCCTGTCATTGCTGCCCAGACGGAAGAAGAGCTGCGTCAGAAGGCAGAGCAAGAGGCCGCTGCTGCTAAACGCGAGGCAGATGAAAGGCGCAAGGCTGAAGAGAAAGCTAAGGCTGACGAAGAGCGTGACGAGTTTGTTCTGACCGGTAGTGACCGCGCAGCAGACGAGGCCGCAGCCCGTGGCCAACAAGATATCTTTGGTGCGGCGGAAGAAGCGCCCGAAGTAACACGGAACC